CTGCGTTCCTTGTTTGGTTTTGCCGATTGGCATAACCAGGACAACCTCTGAAGAAGCGTAACCCGTGAGGGTTGCACTTTCTCAGGTGGCAACTCAGGAGGATTGGAACCCTCCGAGAGAGCCGAAGGTATGTCTTTCAAGCCATCCAGGAAGAGCTCGTAAGATCTACGAGCCCAACCTAGCTTGAGGAATACAGACTTAACCTTCTCGTCGAAGGTTTGGATGCTCTCTTTGATCTTTGTTTCATCAACAAAGGTCATAAGATCATCTGCAGGCGTGTTCTCGTATCCAGCATAAAGCTGGGCGTTAACATGTCTACTCAGACCCGTTAGGGAGTCCAACACCCTCTCCTTGAAGCAAAACATCAATCCAGTCTTAATCATGTCCTCCAGGTTTGAACCTGGATAAGACCAATTAAGGCCGTAAGGATGAATGAAGTCAGGGATACCTGCAAAGGTATCTAGGACAACATTTTGCTTCTTGGTGAGCAGGAGTCTGATCCGTCGTCCTAATAGGCGGGCAAGATCAAGGAAGTTATCGTCGGAAACATCATGCCACTTTAATTGTGGACATATAGTTTCTGGCAACACAACCTTCCCAGCGAACTCAGCAAGTTCACTGGAAACTAAGGTCTTGTCTGCCGCATAGGGGCATCCCACTGCACTAAGGAATGATAAGTAGTTCTCATACAGTTTCCTGTCGAGAATTACTACATCATCACCTAGGACAAAGAATTCATGGTTGTACTTCTTACCTAGCAAGGTAAGGAGCATCAATCCATGAGTCAGGGTAAAAGTAAAGAAACTAGGGTTAAAGCCTAACGGCTGCCCTCGCTTCCAAACTATATCCCCAAATTCAGAGTGCCATGTCGATCGGGAAACATCCCGAAACATGGTTACATAAGAATTTGCTTTGCCGAAAACAGTTTCCAAAACTGTTGTCTGCAGATCGAGCGGAAAGTAATCGGTAGCACTTGACAAATCTACAGAGTAGACCGTCTTGTGTTGCCGAAGTGCTTCCTGCACGATTGGGAATGCACGGC